GAAAGCGAGAGAAACAGTCTCATGCTGATAACGAGCTGTCCATTGCTGGGTAGCTTCGTCATAGCTAACTGCCGCACCTTCCGTTTTCACAGGGGCATTTCCGAAGCCTTCCAAGAGGACGTCTTCTTCATATGCCTTGCTGGAAGTATTAGCCCCAAATACAGGCTTATACTCCTCGGGGTATGTATCATACTCGAGACCAAAGAGAGTGTTAAGTCCCGGCTCGAGCATTTTAGCAAATTGTGCTCTATGCATTGCCATGTCTTAAACCCTCCTATATGCCAGCACTGTCTTTATAGAGGTGCTCATTAATGAGAACCTCCAAGACAGCGTTGGTTCCGAAAGCATTTTCCGGGGAGTCCCAAAGAGCAACAATTTTACACGTTGCCGTGCCATTGCTCATTGTCCCGGATGATTCGAAACCGGATTGGCCAGTCGTGGTTGATCCTGCACCAGCAACAACATCAGCGCAGTTGCCAATGTTGGTCTGAGCAGGAGTTCCTGCGGACTGGACTTTATATACAACAAACGGGTCATCATAGATATAAGCGATGATGTCCGTTCCGGTTGTTCCTGACGGCCAATACTCCTTATAGACATAGGAGCCATCTGACGCAGTATAAGAAACACCACCAAACACACCGATGTTGTTTACCTCAGTAGCAGTATGAGGTGTGATTTGGCCATTGGCATCAATAATGCAGAGATCTCCATTAAAGATGTTTTCAGCCAGACCACTTGCAATCGTGTATTTATTGGTCCTTACAGATCCTGTGGCAGAAAGATGACGGACGGGAACGAAGCCAAAGGCTGCGTCTACATTTGCCATTTATCTAACCTCACGGTTGTTAAGTTAATCATCCATGACAGTGACACCACTGCCACGACTCACGCTAGAACTACGATCCTGCTGGATCGGGATTCCTCCTGCCCTCTCAGTACTCCGGAGATCAGTAGCGATGGTGTCGTTCAACTCTTCGGATTTGCCAGAATAATAGTCTTTCATCTCACGATGAGTTTCTTCTGGCATTTCACAAAGAATCATACCTTCAATACCAATGCACCCGTCCCACTGTCCGTGGTTGATTGTCGGGATTGGAAAATCCCCCACAGAATCCGCTGGACGCGGGTTCCACCCTTCACGCTGCCGTTTATAGACATTGTCAGGCGTATCTTTCCCCAGAATCGAGGTGGCTACCCATCTTTGCACCATTCCTGGCCGAGCTGGAGGAGCGTCAAGCAAAGATGCGGGTTTCCAAGGTGTTTTAGCGCGGGATTCTTTACCGCGAGTTTCGGAACGTGTCTCTGATGAACGAACATTACGTTTTTCAACCATTGTTTGCCTCCTTAGCAGCATTTATTTCGGCTTCATAAGCCTTTAAACCCTTCTCGTCAGTTATTCCTAACTCACGAGCGAAAGCAAGCTCGTCCTTTGTCATCTTAACACGCCCTCCTCTGCGACTAGGACCACCTGCAGTTGGTGCAACTGGAGACCTGCTTTTTGTCCTAGGAGCAGACTTCTCTTTTACCTTACTCTCTCCAACCAGTTCTGGAAAGACTTTTCTCAAACGATCATTGAGAGCATCGTAGTAATCATCTGATGATTTGTCATAACCCTCAAGATCTAGCTGAACATCAATTGCTCTTGCAGCAGCTGTCTCTCGCTCAAAGCCATCGGAATTGAACCAGCGATTTTTCTGCCACCAGTCAATTGCTTTTTCCGGTGTTGGCTCTGACTGAACCTGTGCAGCACGACCAACAGTTGGAGAGACCTGCTGCTGAACTTGCTGCTGCCTCTGCATCTCTTGAACGCGCATTGCCGCACGCATGTCAGCCAGTTGCTCTTGATAAGCAACCTGCTCTTCTGTGTTGCCTTCTTCAATCGCCATCTGCAACTTTCCACGAGCTTCATTGTAGCGATCTTGAAAAGCAGCAGTTGCTTGCTGATTAGAGCCTTGCTCAAGCCTCTCAAGCCTAGATCTTAGCGAACTAAGCTCCGAGCGTGACTGTTCAGCCTCGGCTTCAGCTTCTTTGCGCTGCTGGACAAGAGTGCTGATCCTTTTTTGGACCCGGCGACTAAACTCTTTGTCCTCGGCATCGTCTTTTGCTGCTTGCTCTGGCTGCTCAACAAGTTCTTCTGGTTCTTTATCATCAACCAGCTCTATTTCAAGGGAAGCATTTTCAATTTCTTCCTCTATTTTTTTGATTTCATCTTCAGACATGATTGTTCACCTCGCAACCATTGGGTAAAATTGAAGTTATCTCATCATCATTAAGAATCAGAAATTTCTCACCATCGACAACGACTTTCTGGCCAGCATACTTACCGTATGTGACATGATCTTCGATAATAGGCCATGTGCCTTTCCATCGTTGACCACTTTCGCGTTCTCGATAAGCTAATTCACCCATTGCCACGACGTAACCGTGCGCAGTCAGATACTCCTCAGCATCTTGAGATTGGGTAGGAAGCAGGATGCCTCCTTCTGTTTTTTCTGGTGGTTCAAATGGTTTCACCAATACTTTCCAGCCTAAAGGCTGGGGAACATGGGGATGTGCCATGATTATTCATCCTCTTTCTCTATTTTTTCAATAATTCCATCGACTACTGCATGAGCTTGCATTAAGCCTTCAGCAATGCCGACGCTTTTGTGATAATGATTTAAATCAGAGATCTGACCTTCAACCATATCATTCGCCAGTTGGCTTTTCCTCGCTTGCAGATCCGCTTTGATCATCGCGAGCATCTCTTTCACTGTCATTTTTCGCTAATCCAGTATCGCCAGAGATTGAAACGCCAGTGACGTTAACAATGACATCCTTATCATCCACGACGGAATCCGGAGGCATTGTGAGTCAAGAACTCTTCTATTTTCTTGACCCTTTCTTCGATGGACGGCTTTTTGTCGTCCTTCTTTTCTTCTTTCGCTTTTGTAGCCATGATTTGCTCCTTTTCTTGGCTGGTGGGGTAAGTAGTTTACTGAAACCTGCTCTATTCATCAACTATCTCGCTGAGTGCGCCAGTTGCCAATGCGCCAGCTGGGACAGAGAATAGTATATTTCCTGACTTTTCTTTGGTTGGGTCGAACTTGGCGTGAACAGATCTTACCTGACTTGGATTAAAAACTATTTTGCTAACAGATCCTGGATCTTCGTTTTTATTTATATATTCAATGCTATCAAATCCTTTTGAATTTAGAAAATCAGAAATCCATTTTTTTGGTGAATCAGATTTCAAAAAAGACAAATTGTCTGCCGCTGTTGAAATGTCTGTTTGCATTGTAATTCTTTTCCAAATGTTCTCTGCATCCCATGGAGCAAATTTATAAAATCCACCACCTGGAATCTCTTCTAATTTAAGTGAATTTTTTGCTTGCAACTTAACAGGTATTATTCCACCAACAGGATCAGTAGTTCTTCCCTGATCCTGCATAAACCTAACATCTTCTAGCCTTTCCTGTGCAGCCTTAGAAGACCCAAAGTGCAAAAATTCATCTGTTTCTTTAAATTCTTTTAAGTCTGGCGACAAAGTCCCGTGATAATATGTCTCGGGGGAAAATGTCCTCTTGTAAGCATCTGTCAATGCCTCCAATGCGCCACGAACTATGTCGCTTTTTCCAGCCATCAGTCTTCCACCAAGTTCTTTAGTGCACCTTCTTTATTGATGCCAAACTTTTGAGTAATTGCCCATTCAGGTAGAGTTGTCCGCATGAAATCACCAGAACCTTCAACTCCACGCTGAACATAATAATAAGGAACATTTTCTCCATATATGTTCTTGCCCTCTCTTGGATTAGATTCTGGAAGTAAACCTTTTTTGAGAATAGTTTTTCCTACAATTTGCCAAGGCATTGGATTTTCAGCTCTAGCAACTTCGTCTCCAGTTATGACTCTGTCACCAATTTCAAAATTCCAGTTGTGATCAGCAATTTTTAAAAGATCTTCTTCTCGCCTGAGGGAAATTTTTTCCCTGAAGTCATCGAGAGTACTCTGCAGTTCTTTTTCTTTTCTGACGTCAGCGAGATCTATTATGCCTTCCAATGCCCCACGAACTATTTTGCCCTTGCCAGCCATTATTCTTGCTCAACCAAGTTGCCGAGTGCGCCAGCTGTGCCACCGAGACTCAAGAACTTTAAGACATCGGCTGTTGGTTTGTATGCTTTGCCACCTTCTTGCTGATGAGTGCTTTTTTCTGTGTACAGAACATCATCAGAGCCTTTAATATCATAATCCTTTGGGCGAAGGATTCTTATCAATGCGCCATCCGCACCAATCTTCTCCTGACCGCGCATCCGGTGGCGACCTTCGTGACCAACAACTTGTGCAATTCCCTCGTATGGCTGATCAACCGCGAGACGAGGGATGTCATCGAACTGTATGCCCTTTTCGTACATGTCAGCAAAATCATCAATCTTGCTATATATGCTTTGCGTTATTGGGTCGTCAGGGGAAAAATTTTTGCCACCTTGCATCCACATCTCAAGATTCCTAGCAGCAAGCATGCGGAAGTCTTCAGGCTTTATAACTGCTACATCTGCCACGCCATCTGCAGCTTCAGCAAGAGCGGATCTTAAAACTTTAGGCTCGTATTGAGAAAATGCGAATGGCGCTTCTTTGTCAATATTCTTAACTTTTTCGACAAACTCAGGCCAATCAGCAAGAATTTCAGGCCTGTGACCTGTCGTTTCGTCAAGTGAATTGAACCATCGCTGGGCAACATCCGACAAGCCTTCGATTATTTTGCTCTTGCCAGCCACTAACCTTGTCCACCTTCAATCTCACGAGCCAAGATAACGAGCGTGTCGTTGAACGACTCATCAAGTTCTTTTGCTGCCTGAGCAAACTTGCGTGGTGAAAGCTCTGTGCTCTTCAGACCACGACGCTCAAGAAACTTCTTGGCAGCGCGGATCTCTGCGGCAGCAACCTTTTTTATCTTAGCTCTGGCCATTTTATTTCAAAACAGGATTCATCAAATTCATAATTTGATCTCTGCTAAATCCCTCACCAGAAAGATCAACGATTAGTCTAGCAAGATTGTCATTGCTGTATTCAACATCGTCTAAACTTATTTTGCCAGCGAAAAAATCTTTTAGATCAGGAATGGATTCTTCGTTAAAAACAAAACCTTTAATGTCGTCATATCCAATTGATCCTCCGTAGTCTTGTTCATACGTTTGCATCAGATCATCAGACATTGCATCAAAGCTCTTTGTTTCAAAAACATTTGCAGGCATTTCTCTTGAAGCACCTTTTGAAACAACATCCGAATCCGATCTGGCAAATACATCAGCCAGACCTTCTAATGCTCCAGTTACTATATTACTTTTTCCTGCCACGCTTCTTCTCCTTTTTGTAGCCAGAGGCGTAGATGGCACGACCCTGACGCTCTGCTGCTGCCTTGGTCTTGTAGACCTTGCCAGAACTGCCCCATCTGTAGCCGCCTTTGACTTTCCGGACTGGCATTAATATCCGCGCTTTTTGCCCATTGGCTTTTTCTTTTTGATCACTTTTTTCTTCATGACCTTTTTGTTCGCTTTGCGCTTTTTACCGTAATTCATAATGGTCTCCTTACCATGCGCGACATGACCAATACCGAGCTTTAGTCTTTGGTCCGGGATTGTCGCAGTTGTGCCTTGCTCGGAAATTGCTTCTCCGACCTTTCTGGTTCTTCTTTATCTTCATATTCGGATCACCAAAAGTCACACGCTTAACTTTACCGCCATCCATAACATAAACAACAGACTTTTTCTTGCCATGGCTTGTCTCACCTTTGGCAATGCGACGAGGTTTGTTAAGAGTGACCTTGCGACCTTTGTATGTAGCCATTATTTTTTGTGCACCTTTTGAACTTCAAAGTTAGCCTTCAAGCTCGCACCTTTGTGCGCTTTATAACCACCAGCTGGATTTTTCATCAGCTTGTGGCCCTTACCAGATTTCATCCAGTGATAACCTTTGGGAGCTGCGACTGATTTCTTCATCGCTTCTTCGCAGTCTTTGCTGCACGCTTGAAAGCACCTTTGGCTGGAGCACCTTTGGAGCCAACCTTGCGCTTCTTCTTAGTCTTGCCTGCACCAAGTTTTTTGAGGTTGATGCTACGATAGAGAGATGGCTTCTGCTTTTTGAGCTTGGCGATCTTCTGCTTTTTAGTCAGTTTTTTCTCAGCCATCAGTAGCTGTGACCTTTAAGCACTTTGTCCATCATGCCATGGACATCTCCATCGTGGATCTTGATGACTTTGACTTGCATCTCTTCGTCTTCCATCATCTCTTCATCCTCCATCATGCCAGAATCTTTGAGCATGGTTTCGTGACAGAGAAGCAAAAAGTTCTCGAGCTGTGTGTCATCTAGCGGAACATCGTCAGCAGAGAAGCCCATCTTGGCTTCAAACATTGCTCGCATATCAACTACGTCTTCAGCCATTCCCTTTCTCCTTCATGAAGATGCCGAGGCCAACTGTGGCAGCAGCGATGATTAAAAACACAACTGCTGCTGAAGGAACAATTATCGATAGGATAACAGCGCCAACACCAACAGCAATCCAACTTGTCGGCTCAACGATTCGAGATTTAACCCAATTCATAGCTTTCATTGTGCACTTCCCTTCTGTTGAAGATTTCTTAAAAACGAACTGAGATCATTGATGTCTTCTGGAAGATTTCCGAGGGCACCCATGTCAGCATCGCTCATCGCACCACCAGTTGGATCAGCAACACCAGTCGACATTGATGCAGCTTGTCCCGGTGTTATCTGACCGGACTGAACAGCACGCATCATTTCTTCCTGCGTCATCTGAACTGGTCTGCCGTCAACTTCATAAGTTCTCATCTCGGCATCAGATGATGAACCGGAACCCATTGGTCTCATCCGAGGTCTAATTTGATTTGTAATCGCATCCTGATATGCTCTCATCTCGGCATCAGATGATGAACCCAAGACTGGGTTTCTTCCCATTGTTGGCCGGATGGTATTCAAACGATTCTGTGCATCCACAACACCGGACATTCCCATTGCATCCGGGTTGCCTGCAGCTTCAGCTGCGCGCAAACGGTTGAGAGCCTCGATGTAGGACTGGTAGGCTCTCTGCTCAAGCTGTCCTTGCCGAGATGGTGCCATCCGATTCATCATCTGGATCTCTTGATCCGTCACCGCTCCCATGCCAGCGGAGGTTGGGCCGGAAGGTGTGAAGCTCTGACCATAACGGTCCATTGGGTCTGCCATTATAAAATTTCCTCTTGTGCTGCCTTAACATTGTCACGTTGGATCTCGGCAGCAGCCTTTGCCTCTTCCAATTGCATGTCTGCACTTGCTTTCTGCTGTGCGATCTGAACTTCAGCCTGTAGCTTGGCTATCTTGGCTTCCATGTCAGCTTGCATTTTCATCATCTGTGCTTGGAGCTGTTGCTGTGCCTTGGCTTGATCGATAGCCATGTCAGACTGTGCCTTGGCCTGATCAGCTTGGATCTCTGCCTCAGTGCGAGCCTTCAAAGCATCAGCCTCAAGCTGTGCAAGCTGTTTTGCATACTCTAGAGGATTCTGCTGCTGACCACCAACACCAGCCAGTCCGGGGATTGGTTGCATCTGCGGGACACTCTGAACAACCTGCGCAGCTCGCTCTGCGATTGCATCATCAAGCTCTTGCGGAACATCATCGAACTTGAACTTAGGATCACGGAGATTCGGCAGCTCCGGCATATCAATGCCCATAGCTTTCTCCATCCGTAAACGATACAGCAGCGCAACATGTTCTGCGATGTGTGCAATGAGAATCGGCTGGAGAGCTTTGGCAGCAGGATTGCCTGCAAGCGATGGATCACTCATGAACTGGACATGAACAGCGATGTGCGCTTCGTGGTTCTGCTCGCTGAAAGCCTTGATTGGTTTGCCGAGGAGAACAGCCATGTTCTCATCAACAGGGTCAAGCTGTGCAGCTTCCTCCGGCTCTTTTAGTATCTGGTCAATGTTCTGGACACGAACAGCCTCATACATTCGCTTATAGGCTTCATACATGTCGTGAAGTTGTGGCGCACTTTGTGCCATCTGAAGAATGGCTTGTGCTTGTGCAATGCGTTGGGTCGCGCTGAATATGTTTGGATCAGATACTGGGATGACATCAATTCGTTCGTCAAAGTCTGATCGCTGAATAAAACTAGAAGCACCAGCTTGTGCAAACTCTACTCTGTCATCTAGGTGCATAGAGTTAAGATCGACCATGATCTTGAACTCATTGCTTTGCGAGACATGCAGCCTTTTGTGCACCGCGCTGAAGATCTTCGAGCCTTGTTCAAGGAGAGCAACTGTCGTGCCAACAGGAGCTTGGTTCGTCGCATCGCCAACATTCAAGTCTGCAATAGCTGCAAAACGCTGTCCGGCATCAACAATAAATCCAAGCAGCTGGAACAGAGTTCCTGATGGCTCCTTAAAAGGCAATGGCATGACTGCCTTTTTAACATCGTCAACCGTTGCATCAAGATCAACGAACTCACCGGGGGCGATGTCCATCTCTCCACCGGGGACACGACCTTTGAGCTTGAAACCACCTTGCATATTCGCAAAAGCAGCAGAGTCTAGGAGAGCACGCAGAGAACCTGTGGCGACCTTGCCAAGACCACCAATGATGTGATAAAGACCAAAGCCATAGAAGCCTAGACCCGGAAGGAACTTGTATTCAACGAACCATTCACGTTTTTCTTGTCGTTCGTCATCTTCCCGCCAGTTGCGGCGAACAGAAACGATCTTCTCGGTGCTTTGCTCAATCGTTATGCAATATGGCAGCGCAACTCCATCTTCGTCTGACGAATCAGCACCATCAATGCCATCGAACATGTGATAAGTGTGCATCTCAAGGAGAACAACTGTGCCATCATCACGCTCTGCGTCGTAAGGAGAGATTCCCTCGATCTGCTCAACTGTCCCGGAATCATCATCCCCACCAGCAGCATAAGGATCAAGAGGCTCGTAGTAGCCAGCTTTGACGAATCTATTGTAGTCATTGCGAGACAGCTTGATGGTGTGCGTATAACGCGGCGAAGTTTTAAGGTCAGTGCTGTCAGGAGATACAACAAAATCTTCTGCTTGAACAAAGCGTGCTTTCAATCGATCAAACGAAGGATCATACCAGACTTTTTTGAATGTCTGACCAACCAGAGGCAGATGGAAAAGCATTTTATCAAGATCAGGAAAGAACTCTGTCATCTCCTGTGTGATCTGATAGTTCATGTATTGTTTGACACGAGTCGCTTGATCTTCTAGTTCGTCATCTGCCTCACCGATGATGACTGTGCGCACTGGGCCACCAGAAGGATAAAGCTCTGCGATAGCTCGTGATTGAAACTGTGTCGCAGCCTCAGCAATCAGCGGATGAACAACTTGGCTCAAGCCACGAATCGCACGATCCTCGTCATCGTCTTGGAGATTGCCATCAGGGTCTAGAGTTTTCAGGCCATCTTTATATCGCTGCTCCCACTCCATCCGGCCAGCTTTGTCAGCTTCGAAATAATCAATCAGCTCAGAGGCAGAGGCCTTCAGATCTCTTGGATCAATCTCATCAACAAGGTTCTGGTCAAAAGCAGTCTCGGATTCCTCTTGCCCCATGTCAAAAGCACCAACAAGAACTTCGCCTGTTGGAAGCTCTTCGACTTCTAGGCCATCTCCAGGAGCACCCTCAGAAAAAGGAATAATAGCGGTTGGGTCTTTAGCCATACATCACCACCTTTTGTTTAGGCTGCTCTTCCTCGTCTTCCCAGTCTTCCGAATGGGTAAGGAACCAGCCTTTTCTCAAACGCAGCCAAGCCTGTGTACACGTGTCTACGATATCATCATTCTCCCCTGCAGGGAACGCTGCGCATATGCTTATTAAATCTTTAGCCCATTTTCTCTGAAATGGAAACCAAATTCTTCCATCTTCAAGCAATGCCGATGCCGCATGTGCACGCGCTTACTTGTCTCTGTCAGGCATATACTCGAGTACAGGTATTCCAGCCATTCTCAAATCTTGTATCAAACTTTGGCCAGATGCTTTCTTTTCTATGAGCACAGCATCCGGTTCATACGCTGCATAGGCATCTTGAGCCTCTCTCCGGAGATCCGGATAACTAACTCTGTCATACCAGCAATCAAGAGCAATTGCATTCCATGTGTTCTCAAACATAAACACACCCCATGTTGTCCGGGCAGAATAGCTGGTTCTCTCCTTGGTAGAATAGGCAGTGTCCCAAGACTGGATGACATATTGGATGTCGGGAAGATCTTCTTTCTCCCAAGCACGCCACCATTTGCTTTTCAAGATCGTACCACCACGAGGCATTGGTCTTTGTTGAAGCTGGCCAGCTGCAGCATATTCTCCAAGCGAACGCTCTAGGTTGGACAAGGTATTCTCATCAACACGCTCTGGCCAAAGCAACTCGCCACGCTCTTTGCGCGGATCAAGACCACCACCAGTACCACTGACAATTGATGGGTGATCAGGTTCGTAACGGGCAGGGAGGCAGAGGTGACTCCAATCGTCTCCGAGATCATTCGCTAAAATGTGCCCGGTAAGATCAGCTTCGTGCACACGCTGCATAATTATAACAAATGCTCCTGTCTTAGGATCATTAAGACGAGTTTGCATCGCCTGATCCCACCACTCAAGAACACCTTCCCGGACAGTAGAACTTTCTGCTTCCCGAACATTGTGCGGATCATCGATAACAATTATGTCGCCACCTTCCCCCGTCAACGCACCATCAACAGAGGTTGCTATGCGGTAGCCTGTCTTGTCATTATCAAATCTTTGCTTCTGGTTCTGGTCAGTCGTCAGGCTAAAGTTTTCTCCAAAATGCTCTTTATACCAAGGAGAATCAATCAGCCTTCTGCACTTGACCGAATCCCTTATTGACAGAGAACTGGCGTATGATGCAAACAGGAACCTTTTCTGAGGATCGCGCGTCCACAGCCATGCCGGGAGGGCAACTGAAGATGTGATGCTCTTCATGTGCCTTGGAGGAATGTTAATTATCAGCCGACGAATATCACCTTCTGCCACAGCCTGCAGATATTCACAGATAGCATCGATGTGCCAGTTGTCGTAAAAGTTACGACCCGGTTCGATCACTTGCCAAGAGTTCAGGATGAACTGCTTCAAGGATCTCCGCATCTTCTCCGCCCGGATCTCCGTCAATGACAGCGTGCTCAAGAACTCGTTCAATTGTGGTGAGGTCATTATCGCTCAATGCACTAATGTCTATGACCTTGCGCTCTTCAATCGTTTGATTGATCTCAACTGCCTTCAGATCAGGAACGCATTTGGCCAACAGGGTTTTGGCAGCTGTAATTCTTAGTTCAGGATCAGCGGCAATCTTGCCAACATGCTGGACATTGCCTTCTTCATCCTGAGCATAGACAGGGAATATCTCTTTACCGAGCATGACAGAAGAAAGGAAGCCAGCAGGGTCTGCTTGGCCCATGATCCAGTTCTGCAGAGCTCTGTGGTTCCACTTGTATGGCTTTTTGCGACCGGGTTGCTGTGTCTTCAAAGGCTCGACAGAGCTGAACCGTCCATCAAAATTAACACCCTCACTAACTTTGCCATCCCACTTCAGATGAGAGTTGTGTGGGCTGTCATCAACAGGCCTCTGAACCTGAACTTTTGGCTCTGGCTTCTTGCGCGGTCTACCACGTTTCTTTTTCGCTGTCTCTGACAAGTAAAATCTCTCTGCAAATTATTGTCATACAATAACTATACTGCGATAAGGTTATCTTGTGATTGGCCAAAAAGAAACCCCCCAATTTCTTGGGGGGCTAGTTTTCAGGGAGGCTCACTGTCGATGGGAACGCAGTAAGGATTAAATGTTATCCTCAAATCGTGCAACCGTCAAGCAGCATCCTCAAGCTGCTCTCCCTGTTCCTTGTTCATCCAGTCAACTGCGTCTTGCGCTTTGCTCGCTGCTGTAAAGATAAACTGCTTGTCATTGCGGAGAGCTTTGAGCCAGCTCTTAATATAAGCAACATGGTCATCGCGCATCTCTGAACTGATGCTCAACTGTTCGCAAAGCATCGCAGCTCCAATCTCAGCAACCAGCTCTTCAGCAGCGTAAGACTTCATGTCTCTGTCGCAACGAGATTTGTGCTTGGTCGCATGAACATTCTCATGAGCCAGAGTAGAATAGTAAGCCTCAGTTGCCGAGGAAGTTTTGGTTGAATTAAACTCATCACGAGCTGGCATTCCAATGGAGTCTGTTTCGGGGGAGTAGCAAGCACGACCACCAATAATTTTTGTCTTGACACCAATGTTATTAAAGAACGTATCAGCCTCGATGATGATCTGAGTTTCATCCTTTTGATCTGCAACCGGAGGCTCCCAGCCAGTGACCTGTTCTGCATTGAGCACATTGTAGTATTTTGCCCAAGCAACAGTTTTCTCATCGCCACTCTCCTTGTCCTCATATTTCTTGATATTCCAGAACACAATCTTGGTGCACTTGGCTCCGGAGATATCAGCGCCAGCTTCGATCCACTGCTTAGGAGTTCCCCAGTATGGAGAAGAGTAGCCAGCCATCGCAAGTAACAATATGTTGATGCCACGATACCTATGACCAGTCTTGAAGTTCTGTGTGCCGAAAGTTTTGAACGGCATCTCGAATTCACCGACTGTCTCGAACTTCTCAATGATGCGATTGACCACATCCTGTTTAACATCGAATTTTTTCATTTGTCTTTCCTTTCTGAGTTGGTTGCCGGGAGCCGAAGCTCCCGGTGGTGTTGTTAAATAAATTCTGCAGCCATGCAGCGCAGTTCTTCGTTGTACTCATCGACACGGGTGTAGTCATCCCCAGTCAAAGCATTCACCTGTTCTGTTGTGAACCAGATGAAAGCGTCGTAAAGATCAATGATGTCTCCGGCTGCATTCCGCGGCAGGGCCTTAAACTCTTCGGCGGTAAATTTCTCAGTGCGCTCCATCTTCTCTCTCCTTGGTTGGCGGCAGCCCCGTGCTGCCATACACAGTATATGGTGCATCGATATTGAATTGCAAGAGCATGACAAAAAAATAATTAAAATAATTTAATTTGCGTCAGGCTCTTGTAATCAGAGTATGATGCACTATATGCTGTGTAGACGTTAACCGAGGAGACTAACATGATCGACCGCCTTGCACTTCCTGCCGACGCCAAGCCCGGACCCAACTGCGGCCTGACTGCCCTTGCCGTCGTTGCTGGCGTCA